GGGGGAGGGCTTTCATGTCACTGGAGTTAAAGCGAGCCGAGGCGCTTAAGTTGGAGCGTCAGGCGTCTAAGAAGATACAGCAGATTGCAGCGGGGCGGTATGATCCACTTGGATCGCGAAGCCTATTGCATGAGATCAATAATGGCCGATACGGTATTGATATTTCAGGGACGAAATACGACCCCCGTAAATCTGAGCGCCTCGTGAAGTGTTACACAGGCAAACAACTCGATGCGCACATCGAGCGGCTCAAGGGCTTCATGACTCCGACAGTCGGTTTTTATCGTGACCATGAGGGTCACGTGGTGACGTCGCAGGCAATGCGGTCACTGTATACGGCGGTGAAGTCGGCGAACGCCAAAAAAGAGGCGTACGTCAAGAAATATGAGGAAGTCAATCCTCCCTGGTTGGGGCCCGATATGACGGTTGGCCAGTACGACCGAACATTTAGGCAGCGCATCAAGTTCGATGGGTCGGCGATGACTGAGAACCTACGGCGCGGTGGTTTTCCCAAGCCGACTCAATTCATGAGGCCGGATGCGATCGCGATGCGCGAGAAGAAATTGCGCGAGATGATGAATCCCGCGGACATCAAGACCAAGGTTGCGGGTATTCGGCAGAATATTGTCAACATGTCTGTGTATACGGGCAGCGATTTGCCGGATAAGTTCATGAGCCTCGACGATGAGACGCTGTATTTCATGTGGACTCATGACTCGAATTTGTCTGATGCCCTGGGAATGGTGTACCTGGGGACGCTCCCGGAAAATGAAGAAGACGGTGATTCCTACATGTTCGCCGAGTTGGGGGAGGACCGGCTTCAGTCATTGTGGGATGATGTGGAGGGTTGGTCACTTGAAGAAGCGTATCGAGACACGCCTGAACAGCGCCGACTTCGAAAGCGCGGACGACGTCGATCCGGCAAGCGGTCTCGTCGTCGGAAGTAGGGTGTGGGCATGGGGCGTGCAGAACATCCACAATCTTGAGCAGTACGACACGGGTATGGACATTGAGTCGTTCATCGAGTTCATCCTCCGCTCCCCCAGTATTACCTACTTCCATAATCTGGCTTTCGACGGTGTTTTCATCCTGGATTATCTCCTCAAGGCCGGTTATGAAGTCACTGCGGATCGCAGCGTTCCTTACAGGATCGAGACGACGATCGATGGGTTCGGGAAGTTTTACCGGATTATCGTGCATGCCGGTAAGACGCGCGTCGAGTTCCGGGACTCGCTGAAGAAACTGCCCATGTCAGTGAAAGCAATCGCCAAGACGTTCGATCTCCCCATTCAGAAAGGGGAGATTGATTACAAGAAGCCGCGCCCTGTCGGCTACTCCCCCACTGATGATGAGTGGGCGTATCTGCGCACCGATGTGGAGATTATGTCTCGGGCGCTCGTGATTGCGTCGAACATGGGGATGGCGGGGCTCACTGTGGCTAGTGATACGTTGAAAAATTTCAAGGCGTCTAAGCAGGGTGAGCGCGGTTTCAGGGAGTTGTTTCCCATTATCCCTGATGAGTGGGATGATGAGATTCGCCGTGCTTACCGCGGTGGGTATACGTACGTGAACCCTCGGTACGCTAAGCGGTTGGTGGGTCCGGGTCATGTGTATGACGTGAATTCCCTGTACCCGTCTATGATGCGCATGCGACCTCTCCCCTATGGTATGCCGCGTCGGTTGGATCATATTCCAGAGTCGGGACTGTTCATCGTTTATATGAATGCGAGCTTCAAATTAAAGCCGCAAATGCTGCCATGCATTCAACTGAAGAATAACATGAGGTTCGTGGGCACCGAGTATTTGTGTGAAGCCGAGAATGTTGACCTGGGGATGACCTCGGTTGATCTTGCCCTTTACCGCGACCACTATGATTTCATAATCAATGACGTACACTACGTGTATGCGTTTGAATCGGCAACGGGAATGTTTGATGATTACACCGACAAATGGAAGAAAGTAAAAGAGGAGTCAACTGGAGGCGTTCGAGCGATCGCTAAACTGTACCTTAATTCATTGTACGGCAAATTCGGAACTCGGCGCACCGTCACCGGCAAGCGACCCGCGCTCAAGGACGATCATGTGGTGCTCACCAAGGCGGAGTACGAGGAACGTGACCCCGTCTATACCGCCATGGCTTGCTTCATCACGGCGTGGGCAAGGGATTTTACTATACGTGCTTGTCAGATGAACCACGAGTCGTTCTGCTACGCGGACACCGACTCCATGCATTTGCTCGATGAGGCGGTGGGGATCATGGAGCACCCGAGTGATTTCGGGGCGTGGAAGCGGGAAGCTGATTTCGAGGTTGCAGTGTTTAATCGTGCGAAGCAGTATGGTGAGCGGATCAATGGTGAAGATGAGATTCATGTGGCCGGGTTGCCGAAGAACATTGCGAAGAATGTCACAGTGGAGGACTTGCTTTCGGAACAGGTGTGGTATGGTAAGCTAGTACCGCACAAGGTTCCTGGGGGCGTCGTCCTCAGGGAAACACATTTTACATATAAGGTTGATTAACATGGGTAAGAAGAACGTGACTACCACGATTTCCACTGACCTGCACGCTTTTCTCGACGAGAAGCATTGGGCCGAGCGCAAGAGCCTGTCCGCTCTCCTGGCTTCCATGATCGAGTACGCCGCTGTGCAGGAGCTGGGTTACGAGCCGCCGGCCGCGGAGCCGGATGACGCCGCGTGAGGGTAGCCCACGGCGTGAAGCCGCCTGACGCGATGTTTTGAGATTGGCCGTCTTCGTCAGCCGCTCTCCGTCAAGCCGGTGATATGATAGGGTGAGTGCATGAGCACTCACCCTATCTTTATGCGAGGAAGCAATGGACTTTCATAATATGGTAGATGCGATTCAGAATCCAAGTGAAGAGGGGATTCCTGAAGGAATCTATGATGATCTTCGTGGGGCCTATGATTCCCTTCAGGGGAACTTTGATGCCGCTTCGGAGAAGATCAAGAGCCTGACTGATGAGAACACGGGTTTCAAGGATCAAATCTCTAACCTGAAGTCTAAGTCCTATGATCTCATGACGCAGATCGGGTTGAAGAACGATGACAAGGGCAATGATGACTCGTCCGCTGCTGTGAATGGACCGGACGACGATGGTAGTATTGATGCGTTTTTTGCTAACAAGGAGGGCAAGTAATGCCTAGGAATCTTGGGGGTGTGCGCCCTTTCGATAATGTTGAGATCATGAATCGCATTCGCAATGATGCGTCCTATGATTATCAGCGTCGTATTCCCGATGTCACAAAAGCTAACGTCACTGAGACGGTGCATGGCCTCATGCAGTACACGCCTGCGTGGAATGAATTCACCGATGCATTGATCAATAGGGTTGGTTCGTATATTACGCGGGACATTTCGTGGAAGAATCCGCTTGCCCCGTTCAAGCGCAACAGTCTCCAGTTCGGTGACACAATTGAGGAAGTTCAGGCGGGTCTCCTGCGTTCCTATTCGTATTCCCCTGATCGGGAGTATGGGGAGAAGGCCATTTTCGGCACGGAGAAGCCGGACGTTGCCAGTCAGTTCCACACAGTGAATCGTCAGGAGTTCTATAAGATCACGGTTAACCGCGACCAGTTGCGCCGCGCTTTCCTGGATGATTCCGGACTTCAAACCTACCTGAACCAAATCCTTCAGATGCCCTCTACGAGCGACTCCTGGGATGAGTTCCTTCTCACAATGTCGCTCATCAGGGAGTATCAGGACGGGGGCGGTTTCTGGCACACGAAGGTCCCCAATCTTCAGAGCCTCACTGCGCCGGAAGCGGACGCCAAGGCGCTCATTAAGCGTGTGCAGTCGTGCGCCGGTAACCTGAAGTTCATTGATACAAAATTCAACGCCGGTAAGATGCCCGTGTGGGCTGATCCTAGCGACCTTATTCTCATTACGACGCCAGAGGTTATGGCCAACATTAATGTTGAGGCTTGGGCCGCGGCGTTCAACCTCGATCGTGCGCAGATGAGTGCGCAGATCATCCAGGTCCCCTACTCCAGGCTGAACGTTGATGGCTGCCAGGCGATCCTGACGACCAAGGACTTCTTCGTTATCGCCGACAATCTCCTGGAGAACACGAGTCAACCCAATCCCGTGTCTCTGGGACAGAACTACTTTCTGCATCACTGGGAAGTCATCAGCACGTCTCTATTCGTCCCTGCGGTCATGTTCTGGACTGGTGCCGACGACGAAAAGGTGAACATCGTGTCCCCCAAGAATCTCGAGCTCAAGCCCGACGCATTCCGCCATGGCGACGGGCGAGCCGTTAGTAGCACGGACAAGATGAATCCGGGCGAAAACGGGTACCTCACCTACACGATCGCTGGCACGGATTTGCCCGCGGATGCTGAGATTCCGGTGGACTTCACGATGACGGGCAACAAGAGTCCCCGGACGCGCGTGTACAATGACGGCGTGTTCGTGATCGCCTCGGATGAGACCGCTACGTCTGTGACTATCTCTGGTCGGATCACTGGCGGTGGTCAGTTGAAGGCGAATGCCGACCCGGCGAAGGCTGGCGGCGCGTTCTCGTGGAGCTTGGAGATCAATCCGGCGCCGAAGGTCTGGCCCAAGAAGTAAGCTAGATCACTGTTTCTGGGCCCTCTCCCCTACCCGGGGAGGGGGCCCTTGAACTACCCCGATTCCAACTAAAACGTTGGAGTTGGAGTGCGCCGGATTTTCTCCACAGACTAGCGGTATAGTACATATGTTCGATTGCGCCTGTCGCCCTCCTGTGCTATGCTGACTCCACCTCCGATCAGGGATGGATCGGTGTGGGTTGGGAATGCACCACAGCCCCGGGGAGTTCTTGCCACCGTTCTTCGCCCCGGGGCTGTGGTGTATCATTTTGCTATGAATGCTGTTACCCGCCCACCGAAGGATATCGGCGATTTTGGGCTTAATTTCGATTATTCCATTTGGACACCGAACACTGATGTTTATTTGTGCAATGTCCCGTGGGACGCCACTTACCGTGATGTTGTATGGTGGGATAATTATGACGAGTCTTTTGAAGCTATTGTCCATGGTCACAAGAAGCACTCCACATGGACGCAGATTCACGGACTGACGTACTGCGCCCAGGGGCGCCCGATTCGTATAGACGTGCCTTTTTCCAAGGCGAATACGTACAACTATCTCATCGCCCGGAATAATGAGGACCCCATTAATACGCGCAACACATTCTACTATTTCATCACATCAGTAGAATATGTAGCCCCGAACACAACTGAAATCACGGTGCAACTCGACGTATGGCAGTCCTACATGCACGAGTGGGAAATCACGCGCTGCTATGTCGAGCGGTCCCATCTCGGCATTGCCGCCGAAGAAGCATGGACCGACAACGGTCGCCGTTATCTTACGGCCCCCGAAGGTCTTGACACCGGGGCCGAGTACATCGTCGGCGACGTGTGGCGCGAGTTCATCGCCGCCACACCCGTTCCCGAGGAGGGGCAGGAGTATGACACGGCGAACTACGACGTCGTCGTGACGTCCACCGTTGATCTGGAGGAGGATTACGGAAGCGCCGATGACCCCAAGTTCACGACGGCGAAGGGAAGCATCGCCGAAGGCCTGCCGAATGGGTGCGCCATCTATGTTATGCCGGTGGATGCGTTCACGACAATGGCGGAGGCGCTTTCCTATGCTCCGTGGGTGGCCCAGGGGATTGTGAGTATCACCGCCATCCCGAACGGCGTCATCGATTGGGATAAGCTTGAGGGTAGGAAGGCCAAGCTGCCCGACGTCCCGCATGATGGCAAGAGTGCCGTGAATGCGGATGTATTTGTCGCCAAAAAAGGTTTTGGCGACGCGTTCCAGAACAACAAGACCATTGAATTGGCTGCTCCGTTTCGTACCGACACGCATATTCCGGACCGGTATAAGCATTTGTGGAAGTTCTATACGGCGCCGTACATGTGGTTCGAGTTGACGACGTTCACGGGGACTCCTCTCATGATTCGTCCGGAGGCCGTCGTTGATTGGAAATTTAATGTGACCCAGTGGGCGCACATTGTACCCCCGAATCCGAGGATTATGTTCACGGTGAACAATCTGAATGCCTCTTCTTTCGGTGTCACCGACTATTGGAATGGCCGAAGCGAGCATTTCGATGTGATGACGGGGTTCGCGAATTTCCCCACATTCACACTCACCAATAATTCGTACCTCATGTACACCGCATCCAATGCGCATCAGATCGCCTACCAGCGGCAGAGTGCGGAATGGGGGCAGCAGAAGGCGTTGCGTGGTGCATCCACTCAGTTCGCTCAGGCTCAGGCGTCCATGCAGCAGGGTACCGACATGACGAACCTAGGTAATGCGTATAACACTCAAATGGCACAGTATAACGCGAATCAGCAATTCATGCGATCGGGCGTGAACGCGATTGGTTCCGGTGTTGCCAGCGCACTGGGCGGAAATATTCTCGGTGGTGCGATCAACGCCCTCACCCAGGGGTACAATATGGGAAACGAGTATGGGACCGCCCTGGAGAACAACAGGATGCGGGCCGAGCAGGCGTCCGCCATGACGAACCTCAAGAATTCTTACGGTCGCTATTTTGCGGACAGCAATCTTCAGATGGCGAAGTTCGCCGCCAACGGAGATTACGCCAATGCGATCGCCGGCATCAACGCGAAAATTCAGGACAGTGACGTGATTGCCCCCACAACGTCGGGGCAGACCGGTGGGGACGCGTTCATGCTATCGGCTGAAGGATGGCAGATCGTTCTCCGGCAGAAACTGATTGATGTGGGCACGATGGTGCGAATCGGGGAGTTCTGGCTCCGGTACGGGTACGCGATGAACGTATTCAATCGTCCGCCGAAGAATTTCCGGTGCATGGAGAATTTCACGTACTGGCAGATGAAGGAAACGTACATTCGTTCCGCGACATGCCCTGAAGGATTCAAGCAGTCAATCCGTGGTATATTTGAAAAGGGCGTCACCGTCTGGCACAAGACATTCACCATCGGTAGCGCGCTAATCGGAGACAACGAGCCGCTGAAAGGAATTCACCTTGACTTCACCTGATGTCAACAAGCAAAAAGACTGGGTGGCCAGTAAGGTATACCGCCCATTCAACGAGGGGCAGGGCGCCGGCTATAAACTGAACCCCGTCCAGACTCGCGAGACCCAGTTGATCGCGATGTATGAGCGCATCCTCATCGAGATGTGCTCCAATCGATTCAAATGGGTTGGCATGCCGGACACTGTTGATCTGCGCTTTTTGGAGATGACTCTTCTGCGCGACGCGCTCACTGTCTTCTATTTCGATGAGGAATTCCAGAGATTTATGACCTTGCGGGCTACCGGGCTCGGGGAGGTCAACATGTACGACAACCCTACGGGGTACACTGTGTACGGGAATCAGGTTTTTTCCCGTCAACTGTCCGGCAATGAGTGCGTCCCAATATGGGCAAATCAGACCAGAATTCCGGACTGGGATATTATCAGCATGTATTCGCAGCGTCTCGCCGCCCTGGATAGGACGCTGGAGATCAATATGCTATCGGCGCGTCACCCGTTTGTGTTCGCGGTCAACAATAATGAGTATAATTCCATGGTGCAAGCTTTCAATAAGGTCGTGGAGGGCCAGCCGGTCATCTTTGGCACTGAGGCTCTGAGCGCAGAATCCATGGCGGAAAAAATTTCCTTGTTCGACATTGGGTATAAGCCAAACCAGATTAAAGATGTTATGGACGCCAAGGTGCGCACGTGGAATGAAACTCTCACGCTGCTCGGCATCATGAATGTCAACTCCGAGAAACGCGAGCGCATGGTCGTCGAAGAGGCCTCCGGAGCCTCGGGTCAAGTGCTCGCCATGCGCGCCGTCGCGCTCAACGAACGACAGCGGGCGTGCGAGCGGATTAATAGAATGTACGGGCTTGAGGTCATGTGCCAGTGGAATCTCGACGAGATGACGACGGCGGAGAATGCCGCGCTTGGTGCTGTCGCCGGCGGTCTCGCAGACCAAAATGGTGATCTGGGGAGTACCGACTTGGAGGAGATGCACAAGAATGGCTGATTACACGATTGAGTTACGCGAGGTGATCGCGCGTCAAGGTGTAGAGAATATTGGGCTGGAATCCTATCCGATTTTCGATGAGCAGTACAGGGATTTCTTGAACCAGAAGATCATTGATCACTACTATTATAATGAAATCGGCCTGGAGTCGGTTGACATGTTCGTGCGACAGCTCCGCACGAAAATGAACGAGATCATGCCATACTATAATAAATGGTATGAAGCCGAATTGGTCAATATCGACCCCCTCCTCACCCAGGACATGCGCTCCAGGGGTGACCAGGAGTCCAGCGGGCGGTCCTCCGGAAAGCAGACCCAGGGGGCCAAGCAGACAACGAGTACCGTGTCAGCGACGAAGGCCAGCGCGAGAACCGTCCAGTCGGAGACTCCGCAGGTCAGGCTCTCGGGCGACGGCGACTACGCTACAGCGGCTAATGACAATGTGAGCCAGTCCGACGGGACGAACGACGTGCGCGGCGAGACGAGCGGCGACTCGTCGCAGTCTGGGGAGTCGTCGCAGCGCGGGTCTCAGGAGTCGAGGTCATGGGGTTATACTGGTCACGCACCGCAATTAATCGCGGCATGGCGGCAGACGTTCACGAATGTTGACATGATGGTGATCACCGAACTTCAGGAGTTGTTCATGAGCGTAAGAAGTAGCAACGACTCTCTTACGGGGAGGAGGGCGACTTATGGGCTCTGGTACTGAACCGTACAACCCGAATGATATAATCAAGGACGGCGACTATCTTCTGGTTCCGCCTGATTATCGGCTGACGAATACGGTCCCCTTCACGTATCGCGACGGGTACACTTACCTCCAGATCCTGGAGGAACTGCGCAAGTGGGTTAACAATGGCCTGCGCGATAATCTTTCCAACAACCTGGAGAACTTGGCCGCCGACTACAACATGCGCGTCACCAGACTCCTCGGTGATGTTCGCAAAGAGCTTGAGCAGTACCATGCGCTGCCCGAGCAGCTGCGGGAGCAGATCGCCGAATCGGTCCGCAAGTACGATGAGGAGTTCAAGCGCTTCCAGGAAACGCTGACCCAGTGGACGAAGCGTCAATTCAAAGACGATAAGTTCAAGGTCTTCAACTGGCTGACCGGCGAGACCTGCGAACTGAGTGAACTTATTTCGGACCTCCACAACCGGTATACGGTGCACGGCCTTCTCGCCGACGATTTGTCCCGCATGGGCTGCACGGCCGGCGATATCGACAGTTGGCCAGTGAGTATCTCTGAGTTGGAGACTGAAGGGAAGAACTTCCTTACGCACTTCGGCACGTGGATGTTCTCGCCGGTCACAGGCAAATACTGTAGCCCGCAGGATGCTATCCTCAGTCTTATGGAATACGTGTCCACAGGGACGGGTATTATTTCTCACACGGCTCAGCAGATCGAGTCGCTCACAATGCAGGACCTTCAGAACAGGAGAGCAAACTAATGCCCGCAACCAATAAAACGAACAACTTTCAGTTGCCGCTCTATATTGCGTCTGACCATTTCAGTGTTCTTGGCGACCTTAATGGGGCCATGAATAAGATCGACGAGAACCTGGGCTCGGCTCTCACTCAGGCGCGCACCGCGTCCCGGGACGCCACGAGCGCGCTGACTGCCGCCAACGACGCCGCCGAGAACACTCACGTTGCCAAAGAGAGTGCACAGTCGGCGCTCGCCGTCGCCTCCAACGCGAAGGGTGAGAGCAGCAGGGCTCTGGAGAAGGCCACCAGCGCAGCCAACGTGGCGGACACGACGGCGGCGGCGGCCCGTGAGGCGTCCACTAATGCTGCGAATGCGCTCGCTCAGGCCACCGACGCGACCGGTAAAGCCAACGCTGCCGCCCAGCAGGCGAATGGCGCCAGCGCGAGTGCCTCGTCGGCGCTGGAGACCGTGCAGTCTCTGTCGTCCCAGATCAATGAGGCGAAGGCGGCCGGCGACAGCGCCAAGACGGTGCGCACCCGCTACAAGAAGCTTAAGTCCGGCACCGGAGAGCGTACTGTTCGCGGTTCGCAGGAGCAGAATACGGTTGTCTTCAGCGGCTCGATTCATCTTGACCCTAATGATGTGATTCAGTGTCACGCGCAGATTCATCACAATTCTCGTGCTGTGCATGATCTGCACTATTAAGTGCCAGGGACCGAGCGGTGTCGCTGAGTACAGGTTCAATGCGGCGGTACCGGGCGCATTCAACGGCGCATATATTTATAGCACGGTGGATGGTTTCTTCCACGCCGATGAGGGCGGTGGAGATTATGTGTTCTCGCTGTGCTTCCTCGGCCCGAACGATAAGGATACTCGAGTGTTCTTGGACAACACGTTCCTCGAACTCCACTGATATTATAACATGGCGCCCCCATCGAAATCCGATGGGGGCGCTATACTGTGTCCATGGCATTCGACGATACACATAAGGCGTGCATTATCGCCGTGCTCGCCACCGTAGAAGCGGGCAACGATTATGGCATCATCAGTGCACCGGACACCCTGTCCCTGGGAATCGGGCAGTGGACGCAGGGACGTGCCTATGATCTGCTGAAAAGATTCCCTGCCGGCACGGATTTCGGTGGAACAGTGAACGGGTGGCTGGCCGAAGGGCGGGACTCGTGGTCGATCGGGTCTCGACAGTACGCCTACCTGAATGGTTCCGACCGTGCTGCGCTGTCCGGCGCGCTGGATTCTGAGACAGGTCACAAGATTCAGAATAGTCAAATGCTGGATGACCTGAACAATGATTATATTCCCAGGTGCCAGGAGCTCGGACTGGACACTGAGAATGAAACCGAGGCCGCAATGCTGCTCATCGTCGTCATGCACCGGTGGGGCAATTATGCGAAAATTTTAAAACGTCTCGTCAACGCTTGTCCACATCCCGCCACACTGGATGATATGGCAGCCGCCATTAAATATGAGGGCGAATGGTATGCGGTGGGGCAGAGATATGAGGTCGCGTATGACATGATCTCCCGCCTGGAGACGAACGGAATCACATTGAATCCGGGGGACTCGCAGGATCATTCGGGAAATGCTGCTGCGGATAAGGCAGCTGATGCGAAAAAAATAAAAAGTGTCGAGGACATGGGGGACGGCACCCTTAGAGTCAAATGTAATGACGGATCTTTCGCTCGATGCTATAGTGTTGGTAGTGGTTATTGGAAAGCTTCTGCTAAAGGGCAAGACAAAGCCAGTGAGTCGGCGCAGAATAACGGGGCTGCACCGGGTGGCCCAGTGGGTGAGGGCATTAAAGCGATGACCAAACTCGCCTGGGACAGCATCGGAAAATTCGAATATCATCAATGGTATAATGCGCGCCTTCATCCGGATCAGACCGGTGTCACAGATTGCTCCGGATTCTGCTGGTGGCTGTACATGACGTGCTGCAATATTGATATCGGCCCCGGTGGGACCGCAGAAATCTATGGCAGCAGCACCGGGTGGGTTGTCGCGTCGGGCGGTGGGTCATTCGACGCTGCCGATCAAGTACGTGAAGGGGACCTTGTTGTGTGCCGGTGGTATTCTGGGGGCGGTCACATCGAGTACTGCACTGGGGGCGATGGAGGGTGGGAGAGTATCGGGGCGCGGGGTCCTGATGGTCATCCTGAGCCGAACAGCGGGTCGTTGTCCATGTTCGCCGGGTGCAGTTGGGAGTTGAGGCGCTATGTCTAAAAAGAAAAAGTTCTCATACTACTCTTTCAGCAAGATACTCTCCTACAATTCCGTTATTAACATGGTAATGGGGGCTCGCGGGTTGGGCAAAACCTACGGTGCCAAGCGCATGGTCATCAAGAACGCTCTGGAAAAAAGCGAACAGTTCATCTACCTACGTCGCTACAAACCGGAACTCAAGGGGTGCAAGACATTCTTCGCGGACATCGCCCATGAATTCCCTGAATATGAATTCAGGGTGCACGGCGCCGAGGCGCAGTACCGCGGACCGCTCCCCGAAAAAGATGACCCGTGGCTCACAATGGGATTCTTCCAGGCGCTGAGCGTGTCGGCGAGTGCCAAGTCGATCGCATTTCCCGATGTGACAACGATCATCTTCGATGAATTTATCATCGAGACGGGGACGCACCATTATCTCAGCAACGAAGTACGGACGTTCCTTGACTTTTACAGTACTGTGGACAGGTACGACGACCGAGTGCGCGTCCTCATGTTGAGTAACGCAATTTCCATCATGAACCCGTACTTTATTGAGTGGAAAATCTCTCCGTCGGAAAAGATCAAGCGCTTCGGTGATGGCTTCGTTGCCATTGAGTTCGTCGATTCCGAGCGTTTCGGGCGTGAGGTGCGGAATACGAGGTTCGGCAAGTTCATTTCCAAATACAACAGCGAGTACGCTGATTATTCGATTGAAAATGAATTTAAGGATGATACGCCATGGCTCGTCATGGGAAAGACCGGCACCGCCCGATACATGTGCACATACCGTACGAAATACGGTTCTTTCTCTGTGTGGAAGGACGGGATGCGGGTATTCTGCCAGAAAAAATTACCCAAGGGTAACCAATTGAAATTCTCCATGTGCCATGACCTGCGCCCGGGGGAGGTGTTCGTCACCCACCGGGATCGTGCGCCACAGACCCTGAAACGAATATACCGGCAAGGAAGATGTTTTTTCGACGGTCCGGAAACCCGGGAAATGTTCGCAGAGTTGTTTATGAAATGAATCACGGTATTTTTATCGATATCAACATGCTTGTTGGAATGCTCCCCACATTGGGTGTCCTCGCTACGTTCGCGGCATGGACGCGCAGACAGTTGTCCAAGATGGACGACTTGCTGGATGATTGGAGGGGGACCGACGCCAGGCCCGGCGTGCCACGCCGGCCCGGCGTCATGGAACGCCTTGAAAAAATCGAGACGGACGTCAAGGAAATCAAGGAGATGAAATGAGTATCAAGACTCGTAAGTATATTTACAGGATCTGCATCGCGGTCGCCTCGCTGGCCACCGTCCTCGGCATCGCCAAGCAGGAGATCGTCACCGCGGTCCTACCCGTCATCACGGCGGTTCTTGCGCTCGCCGATGCCCATGTCCCCGAGGATGACGGCGATGCCGACGCCCGGTGACATCGCTCGCGCCGTCGCCAACAACGACGCTATCGGGTACAGCCAGCCCGAGCGGCTGACCGTCTGGGAAGACTTGCCGTGGGGAAGCACCCTGCGGAACGTCGATTGCAGTGAGTTAGTGAGCTATGCCTTCGACTTCTGCGGCATCCCTGCGTTCCCGAAATCAACATGGACTGGCAGTATCGTGTATTGGGCACGGCAGTATGGCGGGTTCGAAATTTTCGACTACAGCCCCGATTATGATTACCAGGATAGTGATATTCTGCTGACCGATGGTCATGTTGCGATCGTCTCCGGTGATGATATCTGCGAGGCGTGGATCGCTGAGACGGGTGACATCGACGGAGAGCGCGGTGACCAGACGGGCCAGGAAGTTCGGACCATCGGCTTCTACGAGCACCCTTATCTGCACAGATGGGACACAGTCCTTCGATACAACAATATTTCAGGAGATGATTTTGACATGACATCTGAGGACCGCGAGATTTTCATCGACATCCGCGACCGGCTCCGCGAGATCAGCGACCAGACCGGCACCGGCATCGAGGGTCGCCGCTACGACGGCCCCATCGTGAGTCGCCTGAAAAACATCGAGGCCAACACCTATGCGATCTGGGATCTGTTGGCGCCGGGGCGTGAGGGCAAGCGGGCGGCCGGCTCGGTGTTCCAGGTGCTGTGGAATATCGGCAAGGCGCTCACAAATAAGTGAGCAACGTCACCCCTCTCGGCCTTGTGCCGGGAGGGGTTTCGTGTATAGAATATACTCATCAAAGATGATATAATAGGGGAGAGTAGTATATAATGGCACGCGGTTGGATTCATGGGCGCCTCAGTGACGGCGCCGGCAGACCCGCAAAAGGTAGGATCACAATCACCCCCGACCCCCGCATCGTCATCGACGACGGGGGCAGTGTTATTCAGCCGGTCATCCAGAACGTCGAGGGCGAGTTCGACGTCCCCGTCGTCGTTCCCGGCGAGGACACGAACCCCAAGCACTGGACGAGTCACGTCGTGCTCACACGCGAGAGCCCGCTCGTCACCGTCATGGATTGCCATGACATTCTTGTCGCCGGCGAGAACCGCCTCTCCGACCTGGTCAACAGGACACCGGTGGCGCCCACGCACATGACCACCATCGAAGGTGAGATGCGCACTGTGCGCGCCGAGGTCACCAAGCTCTGGAGTGCCGTCCAGGCGGGTCGGGTCAAGGGCCCCAAGGGGGACAAGGGGGACAAGGGGGATCCGGGGCCGGCGAGCACCGTGCCCGGGCCGCCGGGCGAGACCGGCCCACGGGGTCGGAAGGGGGATCGCGGCGACGTCGGCCTGCGTGGCGTGCCTGGGCCGCAAGGCCCCAAGGGCGACAAAGGGGACCCGGGGCCCAGGGGGCCGCAGGGGGCCAAGGGCATCGATGGCGCTGTGGGCCAGGATGGTCCCCGCGGGCTGACCGGGCCTCAGGGTCCGCAGGGCGTGCCCGGGCCTGTAGGGCCGGCGGGGCCGGCGGGTCCGAAGGGTGAGGATGGGAAACCGGACTCGGGGATGTTGCCGTGGCCTGCGGGGTGGCGTGCCAGTGATGCGGAGATCAAGGATGGGAAGGGCCTGTTCAAGAAGTACAGCGGGAAGAACTTGTACGCGACGCAGTTCCTGAGGTCCCCGGATTTGGATCCGCGCAAGACCAGGTTCCCCAGGAATGTCGTGTACAACGTCGTCGTCACGATGAATGTCAAGGCGAAGTGCAATGTCGCCATGCAGGTCAAGTACTGGGACTATGCGGCGAACAAGTGGGCGACGCCGGCGACGGGGGATAAGTGGTATCAGCGCAACGGGTTGGATACGGGGATCATCCAGCGGAATTTTCCGTGGAAGGTGGAGAACATTGCCAACGCGATGGTGTGCTTCGACATCTACGGGAACCAGGATGTTGAGATTCTCGATGTGCGGATCTCACCGTCGGGTGAGGACAGTAGTATCCAGGACCGGCTGTGGGCCCAGGATGAGAAGATCAACGACCTGAGTGTTGCCTTGGATCGGCAAAAGGGTGCGACGACGGCGAACGCGAATGATATTCAGGCTGTGCAGTCGCAGGTGCAGATGCTCAATGAGCGAATGGTTGTCACGTCTCATTTCGCTTACTACTGGGACAACTTGAAGGCGGCGAACCCGAACGAGACGTTCTTCGTCAAGTCGGATTCTGGTTTGTATGTGCAGAACATTCACCAGAGCCCGAACCATGAGGTGATAGTTGTCACTCCTCGTTGGGAGGCGGCCGTCTGCGAGTGGATGACGGCGTGGATCTGGTTGTGGACGAAGGACAGGTTCCTGAGCGTGGAGTGGTGCATCGAAGGGAGTAGTTCAGCTGACGGTGCGGGGAACAAACGTACGAACACAAGGCTTCAGCAGTTCAGTCCGAAAGAATTGTGGCAGCCCATGTGTTCGAAGTGGGCTGGCACTGAACTGTCTGGGAACGTGCAGTACCTGCGCATGTGGATGAAGTTCAAGGCCAATGAATGGGACGCCACCAATAAGTGCTGGATGCGGCAGTTGACGATGGGGAGTGAACAAACCGTGACCTGTTAACACGCGTGATTCAGGCCTAAAAGAACCGCCCCGGTGGTTCTGTGTTGTTCCTGACTGTGTCAGGCGACCGGGTGCAAGTCCTGGTAGGTGGCCAGGGCGGCCTTGCAGTGATCAATGATCGTCTCAGGGGCCACGGCCCACACCGTGCCGTTCAGACCGATCATCCACTCCAGGTGCTGGTCGTTCTCGTTGACATCGAGGTCGAGGCCCATGGCCGCCAGGTGGGCGAGAAGAGTGGCGGCGGTCCTGCGGTCACCGTGGTAGCCGACGATGGCCGTGTAGGCCACGATGTCGAGGTGGGCGACGGCGTCGTCGGTGCGGATGGTCCACCGGATGGTGGGCACCCGGTGAAGGGCGGTGCCGCCGACGGTGACGTCGGTGACGAGGTGGGTCTTGGTGATGGTGTTCATGATCGGATCCTTTCGGTTGGGTTGGGATGAACTCTATTGAGTTGTTGACCCAATAATGGCTTAGGTCATGGATGTTTTCAAGTGAGTAAACGATTAACTGAGAGTGACGCCCGCCATAAGCCAATGTGCGCTTGCTGCGGAAGTGTGGCATTGCCTATGAGTCGGCACGCAGTATGGTGTGAGAAGTGATATTTGCGGATCGCATTATTGGTGAAACCCATGAGCCACTCGCCCGCACATTCAACAAGACTATTAAGTAGATCATTATTAGCGGGCTTCCAACCGATAGCCTGAAACCATTGCTCTACAGGCCACGCCTGTATGTCGGGGTTCTTTGATACCCAGTTCTGAAGATTAGTATTGCCTTTCCTTGTGTAGCAACCGGAATGAATGTCCATCATTTCAGTGGGTGTTGGCATCATTGGCCCTTTGTATCTCTTATAGAAAGGCGCATGAATAATCAATGGTTCCTTGGCAGCCAGAAGAAACACGCGTGCACGCACGTGAGGGGCACCACACTCATATGCACGCACATTGCATACGCGAACAACATACCCCATGCCCTCGAGTTCATCACACACAGCATTCCACGGGGCATACATAAGGCACTCGTACACAACCCACGAAGGGCGCGCCTGCCGCACGCGCAGTAGCGATTCACGCCACTCAGCACTAATACCCAGAACGCGACCCGAGCACGGCTCTCTGTACAACTGGTGCGGAGGAGACCCGATGATCATATCGGCATGCCCATAATCGCGGGCCCACGAAATGTTATTGCCAACAATCTGATATTTATCTTTGATGACTTCACGCGCATTCGCATCGCAGTCAAAGGCACGCATCAATTGAATGTCATCATTAACCCATGAGAGCACACGATCAAAATTACCGGTGCCCGTGAAGTGCGATTCTACCAGCATTATTTCACCAGATTCAAAATGTGTTGAGAGTTAACATAAATGTTCACGAGATCGCTAACGACATCATATGAAGAGCCGTAAACGCTGATGCCCTCTTGCATGCAGATCTCACGCAGAATATTCGCCGAATTCTCATCCTCCCTCTTAGGAGACCGAATATTGTTACGCATGAGAGCACGCAAATCCAGCCCCGGCTCATCATTCGCACACATCGCCTCCATATCATAGACATCCTCCGGATTCAGGTCCGCATCATACAGTTCCCAATATACGTCCCTATAAAGCTCATAAGAATCGCGCATAACATTCCCCCTTTATTGTAGGTGTTTTAAGTATACGACTTGAGGGCGCCTTAATCTAGTATGTCAAAAGTGATATGCGACATATGTATAAGCATTATGCATGTACCTTACATATGCCCATTACACATAGCACCACCATTGTCAACCCCACCCCGCTAAATGTGACTGAAATCCCATCCAAAAATGAGAGACAAATCACGCCTATTCCCGGGAATACGAAATGTGGGGAAGGCCACTTAGATGGCGTTTCCACCCATAACCCC